ATCGGTTGTCCATATCGTTGTCGAGTACCAGTATTCAGGTGGCGCATCAAACCGTGTCAGCCCTAGTGCTTCGACCACCGCATTGGCAACTGCCACTTTCCAATCATCTGGGTGCCAACAAGGGTCGTAGATGTAGAAGTTGTCAACCGCCGATGCGATGCGGTCACGCAGGGAGTCAGACATTTGGCTTACCCGGCCTTCCCCAATAGCAGTACCCAAACAGGTCTTTGGTATAGAAGTGGTGCCAACTTCCGACAACCGACGATCTACACACCGGCTCGCCACACTTGCCGCACACCGGCAGGTCACGCAGGTTGTCAGTCATCGTTGCTCCCAGTCACTGACGATTCGGGTGCGTCGGGTAGCCCCGGTTCCCATCTCGTCCTCGTAGATGCCTAGTGCTTCGATCACCGCGTCGGCCAGGTGGTCCCTGTATGTGGCGTCGCCCTGGTGGCCGCATCCACACTCATTGCGTTCGGCGTCGTAGTTGGTGAGTTGGTTTTCGACATGCTCACTCAGTACCGCTGCGATGCGGGTGCGTAAGTCGTCAGACATCGGCTTCCCAATCGGTGATGTAGCGGCGAACCAATTTGTCCGACTGCTTCCGCAGCCCCAGTTCACGAATCACCGCGTCAGCCACGTCTAGCGACCACTGCTTCGCGTGCAGTGCGTCCATGTCGCAGATCACCGCTGCGATGCGGTCACGCAGTTCACTCATCGTCTTCCTCCCACAAATTCCCTACCTCAACCGAAATGCCCTGCGGTGGTTTAGCTATCTCACCCTCCCCTGCTTGCAGCAGGCATCCGTACGAATCGAAATACCTGACATCGGTGTAATCCAGCTTGAAAGCTGTCAGACGGTGCTTAGGCTTCCCGTCCTCGTAATCACGGTTCCAGTTCATCCGGTTCTGCATCTCGCGGTACAGGTCGAACGCAGCTCTCTTCATTACTTCCTTCCAGACCGCTTATGCAGCCAGCTAGCTATCGGGATGATGAACAGCAGCCCGTAAGCCAGGGCCACGATCGACAGGGCGCACAGCGCGTCCAACGCGCCGTCAGTCACGAAACAGACCGTCCACGTAGATGACACCGCCAAGGACGATCAGGGACAGGAACAGCCACGCCAGGAAATCACTCATGGACATCGTGGTTCTGCCACGGCGGCTCTTTCGAGAGCCCCTCGATGATCTTGCGGAGCTCCGCGTTCTCAGACTCCAACTCCCAGATCCGCGCCTCACGCGAATCCCGGTCGTAGTCAGCGGTATCCGCCTCATCGAGCGCGTTGTGCAACCGCCGCCACAGATCGGCCAGACAGCCGTGAACCCCGGTGATGAAGTCCACGTCGTCTTCGTGGTGGAACTCTGAACCGACCAGCTTCCGCGACTCGTCCTGAGCCACCGCGTAGATCCGCCACCGGTCTGTGCCGTCTGTGTACTTCACCGGCTGCCAGTAGGTGTCCTCAGCCCCGGTGGTCTTCATCCAGAGCTGGTACAGGTGATCGAAAAACTCACGATCTTCCACTCAGCACCTCCCTCACAAGTAACGCCAACGCCGTAAGCGAATGCGCCGCAGCCCATTCAGGGCTCGACGTAGACTGCGCCAGCTCCATCAGCTTCTCCGCACGGTCCAACCGGTCAGACATGGATGCCCTCGATGATGTCCGCTCTCAGCTCCCACGCAGACGCTGCGCCAGCCATAATGTGACCGCCAGATGCACGCGCCACTTTGGCGGCAGTGCGTAGATCATCCGCTGTAATCTCGTCCCAATCACTCACAGAAAAAACCTCTTCTCCCAATCAACTTCAAAATGAACGTCCTCGATGTTGGCCCAAACGGTGTCTCCTCTGCGGTGAAGAAGCACCCGGTACACGCACCAGCTCATGCCGTGTACCGCCCAGCGGTGGCCGTCGTAGCTGGCGTATGAGCCCTCGAGTATCGGCGGCAGCGCCATCAGTAGTCCGCTCCGTAAAGCGATCCCCAGGAACGCTTTCCTACTTCTGGGTCCGTCCCGATCAGGACGGGCCCCATCTGTTCGGCCATCAACCGGCCTATCTCAGCGGCACCCCACTGCGCCTTCTCGGCAGGCACAGAAGCGACGATCTCGTCGTGGATGGGTAACCGTAGGTAAGGCGTGAACCCGGCCTCGTGGAGGCGGATCAGGGCCCTACAAGTCACGTCGCGAGACGATGACTGGATCATGTAGTTCAACGCGCTATACGAGCGCGAGCTGTCTACAGGCAGCCGCCTGCCCATAGGCGTGATGATGTACCCGCTGCGGCTGGCATCAGCCGCCAGCTTCTTCGCGTACCGCGCCACGCTTGGGTAGGTTTTGGCGAACCCATCGAGAACTCTTCTGGCCGTGGGGAAGTCGATATGTGCCTGCTCCGCCAGCGTTTTGGGTCCACCGCCGTACACCGTCAGGAAGTTCGCCATCTTCCCCACCTTGCGGGTCACCTGGCTCGCGTCCGCTGTGATCTGGTGCAGGTCAGCGTCGTTCTTGAACGCTTCGATCATCGTGCGGTCCCCGGAGAGGGCAGCCAACACACGCAACTCCTGGGCCTGATAATCGACTGAGCAGATCAAATGCCCAGGTTCCGCAACAAAGCACCTTCTGACGAGGGAGTCTGACGCGGGCAGGGTCTGCGCGGGGATCCCCGTGATCGACATCCGCGACGTACGGGCCTGAAGCGGATTTATGAAAGTGTGGCAGCGGTCCTCGCTGTCCCTCGACACTAGGAAAGTCTGCACCCACGTCTTGTTCCATTTCCCTAACCGTTTCGCCTCCTCGACAACCGCCGCCAGAGGGTTGCCCTCCTCGATCAACCGACCCAGTAGCTCCTTATCCACTTTGCGGCGGCCCGTATCGGTTCGACCGGTGATCACCACTCCCATCTCCTCGAGCGCCTCGGCAACATCCTCGGTCGAATTGACCTTCTCCACCCCGTACTCGGCCAGCGCGAACGCCTCCCAAACCTGTTGGTCCGCTTGCCATCTGTCCGAAAGATCCTGTGCGTAACGCACGTCGAGCAGGAAACCTCTGCGGTCGATGTAGGAGCAGATCTCGGAGACCTTGTGCTCGTACGGGATGAGTCTCTTCGACACAGCGGGGACCAGCCGCACCAGCTTGCTGCACACCCTGGCGGTGAACACCGTGTCCATCCCGGCGTACTTCAGGTACTCGGGGTGGAACAGGTCGATGGTCGACCAGATCTTCGCCTTGGTGGTCTTGTGCTCTTTGGCGAGCTTCACCATCAGACCCTTGACATCCTGGGCGAGCTCTTTCGAGATGAATTCACCGACTAGCTCTTCCAGCGAATGTCCGAAGCCGCCGGCCTCGTAGGGCCGGGGGTCGACCAGCTTCGCGAGGATCTGGGTGTCCAACACCTTCGGCCACAGATCTTCCATGCGGAGCCCGAAGCACCGGTCGATGACCTGGAGGTCGTAGGAGGCGTTCTGCATCACGATCTTCCTGATAGCCCGCAGGGCGATCAGTGCTTCGTGCTCGAGAGCACCGCCTAACTCGACTGGAATCACCCACGCCTCGTCCTGGGTGCCGAACTGGATCAGCCGACACCGAAACGTATCGGAGTAGATGCCCAGTCCGGTGGTTTCGGTGTCGACCGCTAGGCAGTTGAGGTGAGCGCGGACGAAGTCGCGGAACCCCTCTAGATCGTCCTGGTTCTCAACGACGTTGACGCTGACGAGGTCACCTCCGACCTCGTGCCGCAGCTCTATCACTTAGCCCTCTAACCAGTAGGTTCTTCTTGGATGGTCAACTCGCCGTAAACAAGCCCATTTGCGGGGAACTCATGGCCCAGATGTTTCCAAACGTCGTACATCACGTCGCCGGCGAACGTGACAACGTAGGTTTTGTGAATCTTCGTTTCCATCAGTGGTAAATGCCCCTTACAATTCGTGAGATAGTGGACGGGTTGACCCCGTAGTTGTCAGCGAGATCCCGCTGCCTCATGCCGCCTCGGTACGCCTGCCTGATGTCTGCGACATCACGCTCGGTCAACTTCGGCCTGTTGTCCCAGTCACGAAGCTCTTTGAGCTCCTCGAGCAGTTCGTCCCGCTCCTTGAGGAGCGCGTCCAACTCGCGGATGAACGAGGCTATAGTCGCGCTCAATCCCGCTCCTTGACGTGGCGGGCGTACTCGTCCTCGGTCATGTAGTAGTAGTCGATGACGTGTTCCCAGTTGAAGACTCGCGACGTGCCGTCCGCGAACGCGACGATCAGAACACCTTCGCGGGTGTCGAGGATCGGCTCGCCGGTAACGACGATGTATCGGTCAACGAGGTTGATGACAGTTGCTCGTCTAGACAAGGGTTACCCTCCGGTAGTTCGAGGGGGACGGTCGTCGTTGCCGTCCCCCGGTGTGTGACACGTTTACTTCAGGTACTGCGCCTGGCACTGCTCCTGGCGCGGGGCTGGGCAGGAGAACAGCTTGTAGTCGTTACCGGCTTTGGAGATGCCTGACTTGAACACCATCTCGCCGTGTGAGCAGAACCGCTTCTCCCCGCCTGGCGCTTCCTGAGCGCCCTGAGGTGCCCGCGAAGACGGGGCGGATGCGTTGGAGTCGTTGCGCCCGTTAGCCCCTCCTCGCATGTACTGGGCCACCTTCTTCTGGCGATCCAGAAGCTCCTTGAAGCGCGGGTGCTCGTGGATCGAGAACCAGTCGTCCACGCTCGCCGCGTGAACAACCGTCCACGACGCGTCGTATCCTGCGCCTTCTTTGTAGGTGGAGACGATCTTTCCTTCGCCGGCTCCGACTGCGTCGGACTTGATGACGGTCGGCTTCTCCTCAACCACTGGAACCTCCTTGACGTTCTCGTCGGGTGCGCTGTCGAACGGATCTTTGTAGGACAATTGATTACCTTTCACTTTGATTTCTTGGCCCGGTGTCGCCGGGTTGCTGCGGCACGGCACGGATTGCAAAACCTTCTCGTGCCTTGGTACTCGGGCAGCTCGTGCCCGTTCTTGCATTGAGTTTTCTCAGCGGTGCGAGCCTTGTTGCCTCGCTCCGCGTTGACACTCTGCGTTACAGGCTCCATGTGATACGGGTTCACACAGTTCCTGTTCCGGCACAGGTGGTCGATAACGAGCCCGTCAGGGATCTCTGCCACCATCAACTCATACGAGACACGATGAGCCCGTAGGTGCTTGCTGCCTGTGCGTATCCGGGCGTACCCAAGATCGTCTAGCCAGCCTTGCCAGAGCCAGCACCCGTCAGGTGACTCAATTGCTCTGGCGTACAGGCTATTTAACCGGGCAACTTCCGTTTGCACAGTCTTCATCAACTCCATCCGACACCTGTTTGACTGTTGCCGCCTCGTAGGCGGCTTTACTTAAACGCTCGTAGGGAGCTTGTGGGAAGGACGCCTCGGGAAAGATCGTTGAGCCTTTGATCTTCCCTGCGAACCGCTGCAACACCCTGGAAAGTTCTTCCGGTGTGTACGCCTCGGGATCGACGTTCGCCGTGAACGACACGGCGTTGTCAGCCCAAAGCTGTTGGTACAGCGCCTGGAACGCCAGCAACTCGGTGAGTGACAAGTCGTCGGCAGCCTCGACTAGCTCTTCGCCATCCCTACCGAAGCGGTCCACAACAGCCTGCACCAGGGTGTCCTTGGTTGGGATGGACACCACCGCCGTGTTGGGGGCGAACAGGTCGTCCTCGACCTCGTAGCCTTCATCCACCATCCGCTGCAACGTCTCAGCGTCGGACAGTTTGTTGAAACGCACACGCCTGATGAAGTACTTCGAGAAGATCGGATGAATGCCCTCCGACACGCCAGGCATTTTCGCCACGGTGCCGGTAGGTGCGATCGTCCTCTTCTTCACTGGTACGGGGATCCGCAACTCGTGGCTGAACCGTGACGCCTCCACGTCAACCTCTTTCGCGAGATCGAACAGCAGCTTGCGGAACCACTTGTTCGCCGGCGCTGTCGAGTACCGGTTACCGGTCATCGCCAGGAACGAGGCCACGCCTAGGTGGCCGACGCCGATCCGGCGGTTGCGGTCCAGAACCTCCCTGGACTTAGGGTCACCGACAGGGCTGAACGTCGCCCGAATCAAGAACCGCGTCATCAGCCGGTGAGCCCGGAACAGGTCGAGTTGATCGACCTTGCCGTAGTCGTTGATGAACGCAGCCAGGTTGATGTGCCCCAGGTTGCACGGCTCCCACTCTTGCAACGTGATCTCACCGCAGGGGTTGGTGCAGACCACCCGATTCGGCTCACCGACGTTCGACAGCGACGAGTCCCACATACCCGGCTCGCCGTTGCGGACAGCGCCCTCTGACAGCGCCTGGAGGATCTTCGAGGCGTGCCAAGCTTTACCCAGCTTGGCCTGCCGCCAGAACTCGTCATCGACCTCGACTGAGATGTTCGTCGTCCAATGCTCACCCGATTTGGCTTTGCAGTCGATGAACTCCTCGATCTGCGGATCGGCCCAGTGCATCATCGCCATCCGCGCTGACCGGCGAACACCCCCGGCCACCACGCACTGCGCGATAGCGTGATCGACCTCCATAGCGTCGATACCCGTCAGCCTCGTCCCGCTGCGGTCGGACAGCACACGGCAGACCTTCTGGAGCATCTCAGCGAACGGCAGAGGCCCGGAGGCCTGGCCGCCGAACGTCTTCAGCTTCGCCCCAGCCGGACGGATACGGCTTACGTCGTACACCCGTTGGAAATGCACTGTGTCAGTGCGGTAGTGGGTGTCGATCAGATCGACTAGCGCCGCTGCCCACCCTTCCCGCGAGTCCTCGATCGGGTACGCACCCTCCCAGTCAGGAGAGTACCGATCAGACAACACACCCGCTTCACTCAACACATCAAAGTCGGGATGTCCTGGGTCGCAGACGATGTGAACCTGCAACGGGTGAACCACCTCGGAGTAGTGCTTGAGGCCACCGTTGGAGTAGTTAGCCCCAACCCCGCCGCCCTCCATGAGACGCATGAAGGTGAACTGGAAGTGGTCGGAGATCTTCTCAGGCCAGCCTGACACCCAGCAGTTGAACAGGTGCTGGGCGTTCTTTACTCCCGACGCCCACAGGTGTCGTCCTGCGGGGAGTAGCTTGAACTCGGTGATGAGCCGGATGAGGTCTTCTCGCTCACCTTGTAGCTGATACCGCTCGCCCACCAAAGCCAGGTTCCCAGCCACCACTCGCTCAACCGTTTCCGGCCACGTCTCTTTGGTGCCGTCTGGTTTGGTGCGTGCGTAGGTGCGCTCGTAGACGAGTTGACCTGTCGGCCCCCAGTTGACATTCTCGGTCACTACTTCCTCTCGGTTAATTCGTATCGTTGTGGGCGCAATCCATAGCCCGGTGTGAACACCCCGCCGACGTACATCTCGAGGTCGTCCTGAGACCAGTTCTCCAGCAGCATCTCCCGCTGGTGCGGGAATAGCTCGGGGAAGAGTTGGGCTCGGTACATCTCCGATCCGGGCATCCCGTTGAACGTCGCGTCAAGCAGGTTGTGCATAACCACGTCCTTCCAGGAACTGCGGTAGCGGCTCCTCGTGGAGGTACTCGTCTCGGAGCTCTTGGTGCTCGATCAACAGAATCGCCGTGTTACCAGTCGGGTCAGAGTGGCCCCAGCCCTGCGGCTTTCGGGTTTCTGGTAAGACGGCGTGCCGGCTCCCCGGCCCCTCTGAGACGTTCCCGTCCGCGTCTACGCCTGCGGTGATAGCGATTACGTTGATGTGCTCTGTCAACGCCTTTACCGCCCTGCTGAGTCGCATCTCTTGCGAGTGCTCCGTAGGGACGACCCCGTCTGTGTATCGAAGACGGATTTCCTCCGCGTACTTTGGACTTCTCGCCTGTAACTCGGACAGGGCTTTTGGCAGCATGTCAACGAGATAGCGGTTATCTGACTCGCATCGAAGTACTGATCTGACGCTGTCAGACGAATACAAGTTGCGCCCGTTGAACTTGTCCGATTGAAGTGCCTGACCACTGAGAATCTTAAGCGAATGAGTGCGCGCCAAATCGATGGCAAGGATTTTGTCGCAGCCCTCCAGCTTCTTTTGCACAGATGGCCGCTCCAGGTACCACACCCACAGGTCGTTCACCAGATCATCGAGTCCGCTGTCATCTTGCTTCCACGCGAACAGAGCGGACTTCGCCGCCTTACGGAAGATCTCATCCATCTACAACAACACCTTTCGTAGATACTCATCGCGGTCCAGCCCTCGAGGAAGGAACCGTGAGGTCTCCTCGGCTAAGACCTCCCGAATCTCTGCTGGGGTGATCTGCCGGGATCGAGCTTTATTATGGAGATACGGCAAACAAGTGGTGTGTGACAAGTTTTTCACAGCGACCACACCCGCCCATCAACAGAGAAACTACCTCCGACGACGGGAACTAGCTCAGGTTTGACGTGGTTTCCCTCAACAGTCAACAACCCAAAGCCGCTCTGCCAGTTTGCAGTAGCACCCTTCAAATACTCAGCCAGCTTCATGTTCATCAGGTTCCCTACTTCCATCGACCAGATCACCCTCTGATTCCCGCCGTATCCCAGCGTGTGAGGCTTGATCCCCTGGCGGTGGGTGTGCCCGATCACTACCGACGTTCCGAACCGCATCATCGCGTTGTGTGCTGTATCCCCCGACTTCTGGGACAACCGGACACCACCACGGTGCCCGTGGGTCGATACCCAACCGGGGGCCACTTTGTAGAACTCGGGTAGCACGCTGACGCCGAAACCATCGAAGTCCAACAAACTTTCGAATCGGAACTGCTCCTCGTACTCGACTAGGGCCGGCGCGTATTTCGCCAGGTACTCCCGGGGGCGTGCGTCATGGTTCCCCTCATGCACACCGACCGGGCCCTTGTAGACCAGGCGCAGCGGCTCGAGGAACCGCTTCTTGGCCTGCTCGCTGTCCGGTTTGATACGGGCGGAGAACTCCTCCGCCGTCCCCTTCGTCCACCGGCTCGGGGCCGGATAGTCCATCAGGTCACCGATATGAACCACCTCGTCGGGCTGCGTATCACCAATGAACTTGACCACCGCCTTGAGGGCTCTGCGATCGTCGTAGGGGATCTGCGTGTCACTGATCACCACGATGCGTTTAGACACGCTCCTCCTCGAGGTCGTCTTCGTACCAGGATGCTGCGCCGTCATTGACTACGAACGTCCACTGCAGATCCCGCTTCCGCCACTCCTTCTCCCGCAGCACCTGCAGACTCTCCAGGGTCCAGAAGGACTTCGGTGTGAGCCTGGCGATCTCGCGCTCGAGGTAGAACTGGGCCTTCTTCAGATCCTCCAGTGGATCCTCGGTCTTGCGGCCAGCACGGGCCGCGTACTTGACCACGTTGCCCAGGTTGAAGCTGAGGTTCTCGGTGATGTCGATGACCTCAGCACCGTTCGAGAACCCGGTGTAGTGCGCCGGGTGGTTGACGTTGTCTGTCATGCTCCTCCTATGTGTCCTGGTTCGTCTGGTAGCACCGTGTCCGGTGTGACGATGTACTTCTCCCCGGTGTTGTCCAGCCCCAGCTCTGGCAGATACCGCGTGTAGCACGAGTAGGTGCCGCAGTTCGTTACAGCACCGGCAGGGGCGTAGAACGCCCGTACACGCCACCATGAGCCGTCAGCTTCGATAGGACCGTCACACAGCACGCGCTGCGTTCCACGGCCCAGAAGCCCTCCCAGGAGCCAGTATTGGCTCTGACAGTTCGGAGGTAGCGCCTGCGCTGGCGGGGCCGTACAGAGCCCCGCAGCCACCGCCACTGCAGCAGCAGTTGCCATCAACTTCACTTGGGCTCCAAGATGAAGTCGCGAGCTACACGCAGAGCGTCGGTGTAGCCGTGGACAATCCCTTGGGTGTACGGATCTGCCACCTCGACGTTGACCGCTTCCAGGGACTCGACCACAGCGTCGAGACGCAGTGCTGCTTCGCTTCGGCTGAACTTGAACTTACTCATCTTCTTCTTCGCCCTCCCAGACGTAGTCGTGAATCTTCTCTAACCAAGGGAACTCAAAACTGAATGACCACTTAAACTCGAAGCTCATCAATCAACTCCTTGAGCTTGATCGGGTCGTAGCCCAAGATCGGCTCGAAGCCGTCAGCCACCACCACCGGAGTGGACTTGGCCCCAAGGGCTTTCAGCGTGCTGTACGCCAGATCGTTCTTGAGGATGTCAACATCGTAGAAGTCGATGCCAGCCTCACGCAGCTTGTTCTTAACCCGCTCACACGGGCGGCACAGCGGCTGCGAGAACACGGTTACACTCATCAGATCCTTTCCAGCAGAGCCTCTTTGCCCTGCGATAGCACTAGCGAATTAACGTCCTGGCCGTCAGGCATAGGGATGATTCGTGCGTTAGGCAGCGTCTTAGCCACCTGCTTCGCGAAGTCCATACCGGCCTCATCCCCGTCCGCGAGGATGTTGACGTTCCGGTAGCCCATGAACAGCTCTCGGAAATACGGCTTCCACATCTGGGCCCCAGGAACGCCCACGGCAGGCACACCGGCCAATTCCGCTGTGACAGCGTCCAACTCACCCTCGGTGATAGCCATGTCCTTGGAGTACTTCGTGAGGGCATGGGTGTTGAACAGCCGCGCCTTATCGCCAGGCAGGGTCATGTATTTCGGTTTCTCGCCATCCAAGCGCCTGAACCTAATCGACGCGGCGGTCCATTTCCGCCACGGCGACCAGCGCAGGTAAGGAATCGCCAGACAGCCCCGATACATCTCATGTCCAGGGAGCGGTTCTGCTACGTATCCCAGGCCGAACGGTGTGTTCAGCGGGATGCCCCGGCTCTCCAAATACTCTGCGGCTGGGCTTCCTGGCAGGCTTTCTCTGTACCGGGACGCTGCTTCCCACAGATAAGCTCTCTGCGATTCTGAAAGCTTCTGCATAACTCACCCCCTCTTCATGTCGGATGATCGAGACCGCATCGCCTTTCACGTCGCACGCCAGGCAGTTGAACGCGTTGAGGTCGTAGTTGACTGCCGCCGACGGCGTGGACTC